TCGCAACCCATCCACAAAGCCAGCCATGCCGCCGTGTTTGAGCTGTAGAATCCCGTCCAAACCGGAACATCGAACTCCACGTCACTCATCGGGTCAGGGCTCACCCTCACACCCGTGAACTTCATCACCGCGCCGAGTAATTCGGGATCTGTCTTCGGCTCGTCGTTGTAGACCATGTAGTCAGCTTTCACCAGCTTGAGCGCGTGATAATTCACCACTATGACCACCACGCCTTTCGGAACCCTTTTCAGATCCTCGGGCAGGCTTGGACCTCCACCCAGCACAACTGCTGGGCGTCCCTTATGCCTATCCTGGAGCTCACTCATCTTCATCATGGTTTCTGGTATTCCTCCAGATCCCCATCGTCCTTCTTCCCTGCCGCGTCCAGGCTGCCGTCAGCTAGTACCCGCGCCATATTCGATGGGATGTAATAGGTATCCCCGCCCTTATACGCCGACATATCGTTCACCTGGCGCGCCTCATTCGGGGTCATCTGTCCGCTCAGGATCATGCTCTTGAGATATTCTGACCTTGTTTTCGCATCCATCCACAGCATCGCTTCGCGTACGAACCGCAGATACGTGTTCCCGCGCTCCTCAGCTCGCAACCACTTCAACCGCGCTGCCTGTTCCCACTGCACCAGGTAGGGATTCAGCGTGGTGGCCATGTAATCCAGCTGCTGCTGGCTGTTGCTTTCGTAGCTCTGCTTTCCCATGTTCAGCTTGTGCAGAGGCATCCCGAAGAAATTGGAGATCTCCGCATCCGTCGCTGAAACAGTCTCCAGGAACTGCGCATCACTCGGCTTCATGGTGATCGTTTCGAATTTCGTTACACGGCTGTCGAATACTGCGACCCCGCCCGAGTTTTCACTGCCCTTGACCGCCGACAAATAAGAATCTTTCACCTTGTCGCGAGCCTCTTTGTTCATCTCGCCATCAACATAGATTGCCGCTGCCGGGTTCAGCCCCTGCGAGTGGATGCGGTCCTGGGTCTCATGCGCCCCCAGCTGCCGGCCCATTGTTTCCCGCGCGTAGGTCAGCACGCTCTTCCCGGAGAGCCCGTCCGTTGAATTGATCATCAAATGCAGGATCTCTGCGGATGGAATATGCTCTTCCTTCCCGTTCGGGAACTTGGTCTTGTACCACAGCCCGCCATCCTGATCGAATTCCGGCGCGGTCTTATCCGCATCCAGGATGAACCACTCCCGGTAACTTCCAACAGGTTCCCAGATGTAAGCGTTCCCGTAATACAGAAGCCACAGCACGACGGTCTTCTTGAACACGAACGGCGTCATCCAGCGGTTCGGCTCGATCTCCATCAGGTACGCCGTGTTCCTCAGTGCATGGTCAGGGTCGACCTGTTCAATCGACCGCCCCGTTTTCCTGAAGACCTGGAAAGGCAGCGAGGCAATGTCGTCACTCAAAATATTCCCGCAGCGGTACGCCGTCGCGATCGTCTTCGCTGTTTCTGCAGAAACATTCTTCCCGGTTTTGGTGAACAATCCCCAGGAACGCAGAGACTCCGGCCTGGTTTCCGGTTTGATGGGCGGCGTCCCAGGTTCCGACGTCGGAAGGTTGCGGATGGTGCGTATCATGTCACTGATGATCATCGAGCCCTTCCAAATCCGATCATCACGCTGAAGATCAGGCACATCCCGCCTGCAGCGAACCAGATCAGGTCAGGGTACGTGATCCATACCCCGTAAAGGATCAGCGCACACCCGACCAATGCCAGGAGATCATCCAGGTACTTCTTCATTTCGCGTCTCCTCCACCCCGCTTTTCCAGTACCGCGTTTACATTGCCGTCCTCTGTGTACCGCAGCTCAACGATTCGCCACGGTTTTGGCTGGTAGGTCATGTACCTGGAATAATCCGGGTCAAAATGCTCAAATGTCACCGCCGTGATCGGGTTGCAGTGGGTCGGGTCATGCAGGAATCCGCTAGATCCACCGTAGGGGGTCTCAATATCTACCCGCCCACCCGGCTGCATCACCCGCCACAGCTCGTTCATAAACTCGATGAACGGCCGGCGCGTCCCTGCCATCGTCACCGATACCGGTGGAATATGCTCGAGAATGTGCCACGCCTTCGCAAAATCAACGCTTTCGCTATCGACAGGCCACGGGTGCACATTCAAATCATGCACAATATCCACACCCGACAGCGCTTGGATATCGATTCCGACGAATCCCATGTCTTTATGATTGCCGCAAGCAATATCCAGCTTCATCACATACCCCAATCGTCGCCCAGGATCACAGCGCTCAAATCGATCTTCCCGTTGTAGTACTGCGCCCGCGCCATCGCATTGGCCAGCGCTACGATCGGATCGATCCTCTTAGTCCTCACGACACTCTTTCCCTTGTGTTCTTTCACGAACTTGATCTGCTCGTTCCCGTTCTTCGCGATACTCGCATTGCCGAACGCCCACCGCGCCACCGGGTTATTCTCATGGGTCATCTCGCCCTTTTTCAACAGTGTCTCGATCAGGTTGATCGGACCAGTCATCACTGCGTACGTCTGAGGTACATCCACACAGGTGATGCGCTCTTTCTCCAGCTCCTGAAGCAGCATCGCCGCGAACGCCCGGTCGCTGGGCACTTCCTTCACGTTGTACAAGTCATTCCACAGCACCAGCCGCTTTTTCACCTCGGTGTAATCCACCACGTTGCCCTGGGTCGCCGTGATCCAGCCGGCCTTCTCCCACTGGTCGTAAGGCACGTGATCCGTCCTCACCCGCTCCACCATATTTTCCGCCGGGATGAAAGTGTCCCAGATCACCCGCCATTCCAGCTGCTCACACTGTGGAGGGAACAGCGCGCACAATGCCGTCAGGTCCGTTGTGGAGGAAAGATCCATCCCCACATAACAATCCTTGCCTGCCAGGTCGTTGCGGGTCCATTTGGCCGCCGTCTGATCAAACAGATCGATCGGCAGCCAGGTGGTAAGTTTGGTCGTGATCCACTGGTTCAACCGCAGCCACCGGAACAGCCTTTCGTCCGCCGGATTGTTCCTCGCCTTGATCGCCGCTTCCCTGAACCCATCTATGGTAATGGTGTGGTCGAGGCTCGGGTTGGCTTTGTACCAATTCGCCTCGTTGTAAATATCATCCCCGTCGTAGCTGAATACCGTCACGTACCAGGTTGGATCGATGATCTCCCCGGCGAGGATCTTCATCGCATAATCATGCACTTCCCAGCCGATCGATACCCGGTCCGGATCGTCCCCGGCCGTGGTGATGATCCACCAGATCGGCTGCTCGCGCGCATCACCCGAACCAGAAGTCATCACGTCCCACAGATCCCGGTTAGGCTGCGCATGCAGCTCATCGAACATACAACAGCTCACATTCAGTCCATGCTTGGTATAAGCCTCGGCCGATTCCACCTTGTAGATGGAACCGGTACGCTTATCCTGGATCTCTTTCCTCGAATCCGTGATCCTCGCCCGCTTAACCAGCACGGGGTTCTGAGTGATCATGTCCTTCGCCACGTTGTACACCAGAGACGCCTGTGACCGGTCCGCTGCGCACCCGTAGATTTCGCCGTTCATTTCGCCGTCCGCGAACACGTGATACAGCGCAGCACCCGCCGCGAGCTCGCTTTTACCATTCTTCTTCGGGATCTCGATGTACACGAACTTGTACTGCCTGGTGCCATCCTCGCGCAGCGTCCCGTACACCTCACGAATGATCTTCTCTTCCCAGGGCAGCAGTTTAAACTGTTCGCCGTGGAACTTGCCCTTCGTATGCTTCAGCCCCTCGAAGAACGCCACAGCCCGGTCTGCATGCGCCAGGCTATACATCATCCCTCCCAGGCTGCAGGCAATGACCAAAATCAACAATAGCTTGAGTGTGTTCCTCATGCTTCATCATCCGATGGTTCATCACTCTCAATCGGCACCACAGCGGGTAGCTTGTCCAATAACCTCTCGAACGGATCCTCTGGTGGGTCTTTAGACTTAGTCTTAGCTGCAGCTCCTGCCCGCGCCTTAGGTGTCAGGTAAAGGCTCTGGCGCAATTTCATGAGCAGATCCCTCTTCCGGTCTGCCCGGCTGTCAAGCTGCACCACCTCATTGGTCGCATCGATCACCCTGCTTGCTACCTTCGCCGCATTCTCAATGTCACCTTTCTTCCGCAGCTGCTCCAGCTCCTTGGCCAGCACCTGCATCGAGGTAAACGCCGCCCGCCGCATCTGGTCGATCTCCGACTTCTGTTCCTCAAGCATGCAGTAATCTGTCACCAGGTCCATGTCCAACCTGGTGACCACCACCGCCTCAACCTTGTCATACTCGCGTTTCATCCGCCGCCAGGTCGCCTGGGCTACAGGGTGATCTTTCAACTGCGCTGGCATCGCCGGCAGCTTCGTACCACCGGTCAACGCCTCTTCCTGGGCGGCCCGCTGCTCGATTTCCGGCTTGGTCGCGTGCCGGGTGTGTAGGCCTTGTGGCTTAGCTGCTGGCATCTATCCCAGGATTTTTCACATTGGGAAAAAATTTTGCACAGATGAGGGCGCGCGGTTTAACTTTTAGATTTAAAAACTTTTTCATGCCCCTCCCCCTCGCGCGGATGAATTGATCTCCGCCGCCGTCTTCTTCGCATGACATGAATGGCACAACGACTGGAACGGACCTCGGAAGAACAGCACCACATCCCCCCGGTGT